TTGCTGTTGGGTGCGGCAATGGTGAACGTGCCTGAGCCGGAAGCATTGGGTGTGAGGGCTATCTTGCTCATCCGGCGATCTCCATTACTGTAATTGTTGATGTGCCAATAGCTGTGCTAGGAATAATCTGTCTAGTGTTTAGAGTTACTTCACCGCCACCAGATGAAGCTAGTGCCAATCTATAAGTAATTGATGATGTTGTAGCAGGGCTGTCTAAATACATCATACTTGCTGAGTGATAGTGCCTATTTTGATCTGGGCTAACGGGAATATTTACTTGTTGTCCAAAAGTTTGTCCACTGGCTAAGTTGATACCTGTGCCGTCTTTTTCTAATCTTACATTCAATCCATGACCAGTGGCGGAGCCACCCTTTCCTTCAAATACAACTAAAATTTTACTAGATGTAGAGCTTGGGGTAATTGTTACTGACAGTCCATCGGGAGAGACATAGCTAGTGCTTGTTGTACTATACGCCGTGTTTCGTGTTGAACTCACAACCTGCAACACACTACCAGTAGGCAAAGCCGCAGAGGTAATTGCACCACTCGCCAAATCAGCCGCAGTAACAACCCCATCCTGTACAAGCGATACGCCAGTTGTTCCGTCAATCGTTACTGCCATCTTACACCACCACCAATCTTGAACCTGTCGGTACAGTCACTGTAACGCCACTAGATACAGTCAACGGTCCAGCCGCCATTGCGTTATACCCTGCATCCACTTCTAAGTCTTCTTGAATCAGCTTGTTGTTCTGGAAGATTGTCGCAGTCTGCTTAACCACGTAGTCACTCTCCAGTAAGTTCGCCTTACCCCGGTGTACAACATAGATGTTGCTCGTACCAGAAGGAGGTGCTGATGTGAACGTGAGAGTCTTACCTGCAATTGAGTACGCAGATGTAGGCTCCTGCTGTACATTCTCCACAAACACTTCACAGTCATTCGTACCGGATGCAACAGACAGTGTGAAGTCTACAGTAGACGCATCACCTGAGAAGGTATCCTTCGTGACATTTTGGAAGTTAAGTGCAGGTTTGTTACCTAAGTACGCCATTGGTCACCTCTTAGGTTGAAATATCATCGACAGTCGATACCCACACATCCAGTGAGGACGCTGTATCTGAGATCACCTTGAGTGCATCTCCACTCTGTACAACGAACTTCGCACCACCGTCTAGCACCTGTAGTGCTGAACCTGCTGGGATTGGAGCATTGTTCACGAGATAGATATCGTTAGCCCCATCGTTGATGTAGCAGGAGACGATGATCTGTGAAGCTGTTACGTTGGAAAGAGAGATACCTACGACTGTATCGTACGAGTCGGCAGTGAACAGCGTTGCCGCTGAAGTGCCTACGTTGTTGGATGTGTACCGTCTAAAGTTCTGTGCCATATTTCACCTTTATAGTGCGATTGCCATTGCGATGGCAAAACCTGCTGTCGCTCCTGCGCTGGGTAAGTTAGTGAGTTGTGATCCGTCAACCGCAGGTAACCGTGCAGAGCCATCTAAGCGTACAATCTGATTGGCACCTGTTCCTACTTCAGAGTCATCTACCTTTGCGTCTAGCTGAGTCTGGATGTTGGAAGTAACACCGTCTGTGTAGTTCAGTTCTGTAACTGTAGACGTAATGCCGTCGAGAGTGTTTAGCTCTGCGGCTGTCGCAGTGAGGTCACTGATTTGTGAGACTGTGATGCTAGTCGCTACCGGTGCTACATCCTGCCACGCTGATCCGGTATATACCCGCATCTTGTCGTCAGTCGTGTTGAAGTAGATTGCACCCGTAATGAGAGCATCCCCATCGTTATCTAACGTGGGGTCAGATGCCTTCGCACCTAAGAAGCGATCATCAAAGTTATCATAAGATGTTGCCGCATCGGTAGCTGATGAAGCCGCCGCAGTTGCACTGTTACCCGCATTCGTTTCACTGGTAGCCGCATTCGTTTCACTGGTAGCCGCATTTGCCGCTGAAGTAGCCGCCGCTGTTGCAGAACCTAGAATGCTATCAACATAAGTTTTAGTCGTTAAATCTGCATTGTTTGTTGGCGTATAAGTCGTAGTGATCTTATTCGCACCCATGTCGATAGCACCAGTCATCGTGCCACCAGCTAGAGCAAGCCGTGTGTCACGTTGTGCATCTACATAAGTCTTGTTAGCGGCCTGACCACCTGACGTAGGTGTAGGTAAGTTCGTTAATTGTGTAACTCCACCCATGTTGATGTCACCAGTCATGGTGCCACCAGACAAACTTAACTTAGTTGCATCTTGCGTATCCACATAATTCTTCGTAGCCGCATCTTGTGCAAGTGTAGGATCACCCATTCCAGTGATATTATTCGTACCCATTGCGATAGCACCAGACATGGTACCACCTGCAAGTGGTAGTTTAGTTGCGATTGAGTTTGTTACAGTAGTAGAGAAGTTAGCGTCATCACCTAATGCCGCCGCTAACTCATTCAGAGTGTCTAGAGCCGCAGGTGCTGAGTCAATGACATTCGCTACAGTAGTATCAACATATCCTTTGGTAGCCGCATCTGCTGTTGCTGTTGGAGTATCAAGACCTGTAATCTTGTTTGTACCCATAGCAATGGCACCAGACATAGTGCCGCCAGTAAGGTTCAGTTTCAGTGCGTCATTCGTATCGACGTAGTTTTTAGTAGCGGCATCTTGAGCAAGTACAGGATCTGTGACGTTAGCAATGGTTGTACCTGTAACATCTAAGGTACCATTGACTGTGACATTGTTGAATGTAGATGAACCTGTAGATGCTGTTACGTTACCTGTAACATTGCCAGTGACATTCCCTGTCACGTTACCAGTGAGGTTGCCAGTGACGTTACCTGTAACATCTCCAGTCAGTGTGCCGCTGATACCAGTATTCGCAGTCAGGTTAGTGAATGTACCAGCCGCTGGAGTAGCACCACCAATGACAGCACCGTCTACAGTACCACCGTTGATGTCGGCAGTTGCAAGTGTTGCTTGACCAGTTGTCGTTACCGTTGTGAAAGAACCTGCAACAGCAGAACTTGCACCAATAACAGTACCGTCAATCGTACCACCGTTAATGTCTACCGATGCATGTGTCGATGTACCAGTAGAATCTAAATCTGTAAATGTGCCTGCGGCAGGAGTAGTTGCTCCAATAACAGTTCCGTCAATAGTGCCACCAGTCAGCGTGACAGCCGCTGAGACAAGCGCATCAATGTTTGCAGTACCATCTATCCAGAGATTCTTAAACTCCGCCCCTGAAGCTCCCAGATCAATGTCATCGTCTGTGACAGGTACGATAGCACCGTCTTGGATGCGAATCTGCTCTACAGGAGAACTAGAGACTTCAGTGTAGATAGATACCCGATTGTTTGCTGTGTCTACGACAACTTTATTATTGCCATCAGTATCTGCGATCAGACCGATGTATGCGCCTTCTTCTGAAGAACCATCGTGGTTATGTCCACCTACAAATGCAAACGCATCACGGAGCGCATTGAATTCAGCATTTAGTGGTGCGGCTTTGACTACCTCACCTGAGATAATGTCCGCAACGGATTGTCTGCTATATCCCGCCATTTATCTGCGATCTCCATATCCGAACAGTAGAACAAAACCTTGAATGGCATGACTAGCGTTCGTGTCGTTAGTTACATATTTAATTGCAATTGATGTACCTGAGCCTGAGAACGATGTCTTAGCGACAGGTGATGGGTTACCGTCAAAGATAGCCCCTGAGTCATACGTAGCTTCGTTATAGTAAGCCGCCGCACCTCGTGTTGTGATATCGTAGTTGGTAGGGTTAAGTACGTTTACATCTTCGTAGTCGTACACAATACCTAACACAATATCTGTATTACCTTCAGCTTTCAGATACGTCGATAGCTTCAAAAAGTTCTTACGTAATTCTGGATCACCGAAGTGAAAAAACGGGGTTTGGAATAATGAGAAAATTTCAGTACCGTCAAAATCATTACCAGATTCTTGACGATACACTTTGCCATCTCTGTCCCCGTGTATTACAAACTCGTACTGACCGATGTATCCTGAGTCAGCCGCTGTTGCTGTAATACCTAACAACTGACCAAATTCAAAACCGATGCCGCCGTTTTGTTGTTGTCTCAAAGCCCCAATCAC